ATATCTGTTATACCACCTCTAGCTAATCTAAGTTCTCGGATCGGTAATGGTTTGTATTCATCTTCTAAATCTTCTAAAGATTCTAAACCTTCTTGTGCGTATTCAAATCCTTCTTTAAATTTTTTTCTTCTTCGTTCTTTTTCAGTTTCACCACCATCATCAAAATTAACTCTACCACCTGATCTGTATCCGTATGTATCTAACATGTCATCAACTTCATCCATGTCCCACGTTCCGGTGTTAGAATATATTGCTCTAATAGCTGCTCTTCTTCCTGCTTTGTCAGCGATACCTTGTTCAGCTAACATTCTATTGTAATCTGCTAATGCATCTTCATTTAATTCTGCTGCTTTGATTCCAGCGTCTATTCCACCTTGTGTTGCTAAAGTAGTAAATGGTTTATCTGCTGCCATACCTGAAAGTTTTGCTGCTCCAAGTTTTGCTTGTTGTGTTAAAAATCCAGGGTCACCCATAGAAAGTTTTGCTGCATTTCCTGTAGTTGCATATTCTCCTAAAGCATCGGGTCCACCTGCTAATAAAGCTGTGATTCCTACATCTTTTAAATCTGCTTCGTCGTCTGTTAAAAATTTAGTACCACCTGCTATTAAAGCTTTTCTTGCAGCCATGCTTCCTATACCACTTAATGGTCCCATAGCCTGTAGACCAGGTATCATTGCTGCTGCGTAAGGTATAAAAGGTCGTACCTCTTTAGGTATTAACTTTTTGATTCTACGTCTTATCCCTGAAAAAAATCCCATATTTTATATCTCTATTGTGTTGTTGAATGGCAAGGTAGCAAAGCTTGAATGTACGCTAGTGTCAGCCATTTTACTTGTTTTTCTCCTTCTAGTCAATCGCTGATATTAAAGTCAGCGCCTATCTTTATCTCTTCTACAGTCACATTTACGTCTCTTCTTATATGTTCTGCTTTAGTATCTGTACCAGTATTCTGTACGTCTGCTAATGCTTCTGCGTCTGACATATATTCTTGACCTGTTTCTGTATTAGTTAAAGTTACCTCACATTTAGGTGTAATTACTGGTACTCTTTTACCATTAATTATTTCGTACCTAACTGAAGCTTCTGTTTCTATAAACGGCATTATCTGTCCTCTCTGTTTATTTCTAATATTGATGCTATTGTATATAATTTATTAGCATCACTTGCTGTTATTTGTAATACTTCATTTTCTTCCATAATCAAAGGCTCTGTTAATAATTGTTTCGTTTCATGCCCTGCAATTGTGACTTCATGAAATAAAACAAACTTATCTGAGCTTGCTGGATCTCCATTAAATAAATTTACTGTAATATCTGATGATGTATTTGAATCATCACTAACTAATATAGATTTTACAATAGCTCTAGAGTTTGATGGTACAGTATATAAAGTTGTAACTGTGTTAGTTGTTAAATCTAGTTTTGCGTTTTTATATATATTTGCCATATTATCCTAGTCCAAACCATGTGTATCTTTCTGCATCTTCTTTTAACTGTGTTAAAAATGTAGAGTTAAGTTGTTCTACAATAGAAGAAAAAGATCTGTTAATTTGTCTTTGGTTATCTTCACTATATTCTTTTTTAGGTTCAGGTAATCTTACTACTATTCTAGTCATTATCTTCTTCCATCTGGTTTTAAATCAGCTTGGAAAGTTCCAAAACGCCAGCTTTGACCTGTTCCTGTGTTTTCAATTTTAATAGCCGCATACCTTCCTCTCGCTCTAGTACTAACAAATGTAGTAGCAGAGTCAATAGTAAAAGGACTAAACGAAGAATCTGTATTTGCTTGTGCAGGATAAGGTGTAACTGATACATTAATAACTGCATTGCCTATTAAGTTTTTAAAATTAGGTAAAAATCTACCCATAGATAAAAAGTATTCTCCAATACCTTGATCTGTTTGTAATGCAAAATCAAAAGATTCTACAAAAGAAGTTAAAATTGTAGTAGATCCATCTGGATTTACTTGATCAGTTCCTGTTTCGTGTTCAAACAATACGCTTTGACCTAATCCTGTTTCACCAATAATAGCAGGAAAAGTTCCTGTGTTAGAATCGTTAAATGCTGTTGCATAAGGTTTAGGGTAAACTAAAGTATCAATCCAAGTTGTTCTAATAGAATTACTATTAACACCTGTATACCAATTACCCATTGGCACTTGTTGATTAGTTTGACCGTAGTTATAAACTACATATCTATTATTAAAATCTGATCCAGATGTTGGATACCACCACGTAACTTCTGTAAACAAGTTATTAATACCTGCATTTACTTGTTGACCTTTAGTTGTATCTACATCATCATAAACATAATCTTCAACAGAACAAGGTAGAGTATTAACTGTACCATCAAAAGAGAAAAATCCATTACTACCCATCCAATAAGCAACACCATCAATTTCGATCGCTGCATTTTTACCAATCAATCCACAGTTAGTTCCAACTTGTTCAAAACCAAATGTAAATGGTGCACCTACAAATTTCATAGTGTATAATGCATTATCGGTCCATACTAGAATGTTTTCTTTAGCAACTAAAGCTCCCATAATTTTTGTACCATCTTGTAGTCTTTGAGAACCTGCAGTATTAACTGCCGTAATAGTATAAGAATTTATATTTTCTTGTTCTGAAAATCTTATAAACATATCATCTTGTGTTGCAGTAGATCCAATAGTTGTTTCTGTTCCAAAATGAATTAAGTGACGTGTTGTTGGTGAAATAAGAGTTGTTCTTGTAGCTGTTGGGTTTCCTGTTGTTACGAAATCTGTTGTGCCAGTAGAAGCTCTTACACTTAATCTTGCTGCATCTCCTGCATTCCATGTAAAAGTTTTTCCATTAGCAATTGTTGCAACTAGTACTTGACCAAAATTACTTAATGACCAAAGACCTGGTTCAAGAGTTATAGTTCCTGCATCAACTGCATCACCCCATCCACTAAACTCTGATGCGTTGGTAACTGTGTCACTTGATGAATGTGCTTGACCATTGGATGTACCAGGAGTTGCTGTACCTTTTGCACCTCTAGTAATACCTAAAAATTGTGTAGCACTTGTTGATGCGTATGTAATTAATTCATTAGCTATTGCAATAGTTCCTGCCGAAGGAAATCCTGTTGTGCTTACAACTGTAACCGCGGTCCCCGTTCCACCTGTACCTGCTGTATCAGCATTTAGACTACCATTCAAAGTTGTTGTTTGTGCACCTTGTACAGTTCCACCATATTGACTAATACCATAACCATAACCATAAGTTTGTGCCGCCGGACCAACTCTTTCATAAGGTTTTATATCTACACTACCACCAGAAGCTGCAGAGCCTGCGCTTGTAAAAGTTATAGTAAAAGTGTTTGCTGTTGGTGTAGAAATAACTTGAAATAATTTATCTTCAAAGTCTGATGCACTTAATCCTGTACCACCTGGTAAAGTAACCGAATCTAATAAAACAATATCACCATCTTCTAAATTGTGAGCGGCTGATGTAGTAATTGTAATTGTAGTTGTGCCGTTAAAAGTAAAAGTAGCTGATGAAATAGTAGTTGCTAAAGGTGTTATGTCAAATAACTGTCCTTCAAAAAATATAAGTAAAAATTTATCTGTGCCAATTGCAATATATCTATTGCCTTCTGTATCAACAAAAGCGTGTTGTTTTCTAGCAACACCTACAATAGAATCTGTAAGTAATGATTGCCAACCACCAACTTTTTCTGGTAGTCCATATCTAAATCTTACATTATCTGAATCAACCCAACGACCTACTGCACCAACACTGGTATCCTGTTTGTCAATTCCAGGTGCGAATTTAATTTGCTGAAGAGCCATAAGTTAGCTCCTATTGGTTCGTTGATTTATATAGCCAGCCTTTTGTGGCATTAGCATATATTAATGTTACGCATTGATTATTAGTAGCAAGAGTATCATTAACAGCATCACCTTCTATTGGTTGACTATTTCTCTCTATAATACAATTGTTTGTTGCAAAACCATTTGATGCTGAACCATCCATAATTGTTACTTCATCACCTACTGCAGGTGATAAGGGTAGTGTAATTGTAACTGGGTTAGCAACTGTATCTACTACAATTTGATCACCAGCAACTGCTGTATATGCAACTTTACTTGCTGCAGTTACAGAAGTCATTCCTTTTTGTAACATACCTAATGTTGTTGCTGGTACACTACCTCTAGAATAAACTAAAGCTGTTGCACCTTCTGGA